GTAAGCGGTGTAAAATAATAAATTAAATCGTTTAGTTTAGTTTTCATCAAGTTCAAGTTTATCAATTAAAATTAAAAGGGTTACTAATTTCGTGTTTATTCTTTTTGTCGCTGGGTCTCCTGAGCCAAACGCTTTACAAAGTTCGTTGTAATCGTTTTGCAGTTCGTCTTTGTAGTTAAAAATTGTTTCAATCATTTCTTCTTGGTTCATAGTTTATTTTTAATTGGTTAAAAAAATATGCGTTGTCAAGTCGCACCCCTTGTTTTTTATTAATATATTGTAATTACTTTATAAATAATACATCCTTTATATTCTTTTTGTAATTTCTGCATTGCTTTCATTACATCCATATTTTTATAATTAACAAAAACTAATTCGTTTTCGTGTCCTATTTCGATTGTTATTTTTTCTGCTTTCATTTTGTTTAGTTTTTAATTGTTTCGTTAATAATTATACACAAATATAAATACTATTTTTATAACTGCAAACATTTTAACAATTATTTTTAACTCATTAACAAAGTTTTTTATAAAACCCTTGTGTCTATTACGTTTCAGCGATATAAAAAAACGTTATCAATAATGATTCTAAATAAGGAAATGGACATATTTTGTCCTCGTGTATAGATAATTCAATAATTTGAACATAAGAATAAGGCTATAACCTTACAAAAGTTCACGTATAATAAGGGAATAACCTTAAATATACTTTACATAATACGAGTAATGGCGAATTATAGTGGAAAATTTCCGTCACTAAAACGGATTATTTACGATTATGGTGGAAAATTCTAACAAAATTTGTGACAAAAAATTAAAATATATGCGTTAAACGTGCGATTTGCCCGTGTTCTTTATGATGAATATAGCCTTCAACCGCTTTAGGAACTCCTGTATAACCTTTTTTGTAGTGCCAACTATCCGTTCCAGACGGACTGCGTAAAGTTTCAAACGTGCAACCGATAAAATCTTTACTTGTTTTGTGGTGTACGTGGTGGCTATAAATGTAGCGGTGTTTTGTTTCGCTCCATAATATCGGAAACTCAGTAGCTAATAATAAAGGTAAGTTTTCGGTCTTTGCTCCGTCGCCGTGCGTTGTTCCGATTAGATTAGTTCCGTACTTAAATGCTTTTCTATGCTTAAGGTCTACATTAAAACGAATGCTTGATTTATGAAAGTGCGCTTCTATTAACTGCATTAAGAAAAACCCGTGTGTTAAATCGTGGTTACTTGGATTGTAAACAACCTCAACTTCTGCAATTGTTTGTAATTGTTCAAGTAATTCAATATAAAGGTTCTTCGCCATTATAAAGTTTTCGAACCAACTTCCGTCCGTGTCTTGTGGTGTTCCGTTAGTCGTTGTTCGCCTTGTGTTGTCGGTGTGTAGAATATCGTTACCAGCAACGAATAAAATCTTGTCTATTTTGAACCCTTGCGATTTGTTTAATATGCCTTGCATTCCGTCCTTTGCTCGTTTTACGGCTATTTGACAATTATAATCTTCTCCAACCTCAAACGCACTTGCTAATTTACCGATATGTAAATCTGCGATGTCAATAACTAATAAATGAGAATCGTCCGTTTTTTCAAACTTTGGTTTGTCGTATTTCGGCGCGTGGTTTTTTACCGCCTGAATACACTCACTTTTTATTATTTCAAAACCTTGTTCGCTTTCATTCTTAAAATTTGGGTTATTAAAAAACAACGAAGCGTTGTCGGTTTTAAGCCACCCGTGTTTTACGTCTTGGTCGTTAATACCAAGTATGTCGGACGCTTGTTTTATTGCTCGGTATTTTTCGAGCATTTCCGCTTCGTCTGGTTTCAAACGCGGTCTATATTTGCTGGTCAAATCGGACGGCTTAATTTAATAACTATTCTTAAAACAAAAAACGTTACGAACCCAATTAAAAACCCCCAAAAGAATAAGCTCCAATTTGTTTTCCTTTTTTCCTGTTGAACTTCTTTTCTTTTTTCTTTGCTATCCTTATAAATGTATTTGTATTTTAATACGTCTTGCTTTATAATTTGCGTTTTGTACTTATACTCAATTTTAGTTTCCCAACGCGTTTTTGGAACGTAAACATTCTTAAAAAAGACGATAGTATCTTTTGACGTTATTATTTTTTCCCAATAAATTGTGTCGTTTTTTATTACCGCAAAGGAATCAACACTAACTATTCTTATCGTGTCGCTATCCTGAATCAATTTTAAGCCGTGTTTAAGCGCCTTTTGATAGTGGTATTGTGCTTTGCGTTCACTTGAGCAACTAAGTAGCGTTAAAACGCTTAAAAAGACTATTAGTTTTTTCATAAGTTCTTTAACATTTCAATCATTCGCGGACAAGGGTAAATATCCGACTTGTCGTGCCTTACTGAATTATGAGTAAATATTCCGTTTTCACTTCTTAACGCTCGTTTGTCGATGTCAAAAATTGAGTCGTTATACTCCTTTGAAATTCCGTAAGCGTCGCAAAGGTAAACTAATAATTGACGTGTCGACTCTATTTGTTCGTCGGTGTATTTTTGCCAAAATATATGTCCTTTGTATTTTCCGTTTAGTTCGGTAACTTGCGAGCGGTCTACTCGTCCACCTACGTAATTAACGAAATATCCGTTTTGTTTTTTTAATGGTCCGAAATTACAAATCTCAATACCGATTGAAATTTTATCTAGGCTTCGGTACGTTACGCCCATTTCTGCAAATACTTCAGGCTTTAACCCTAAATGGTAAGCCCAATGCTTTGAACTGAATAATTGAACGATTGTTCCCTTTTCGCCAATTACAAAAGCCGTCGCAACTTTGCCTTCCTTTTGTTGAAAGTATTTTGCAACCGCGATTGGATTACCACCGCCCGCCGTATGGTGTAAATAGATTTGTTTTTTCGGGTGTTCTTCCTGAATAAATTGGTCGTTAGATAGTCGTTGTTGAACTATCTTCGTTGTGTCTAATTCCATCTAAATCGGTTTTAATTTCTTTAGCACGTGCAAATAAATTTTTCATTGAACTCCAGATTGAAATTCCGCGAATAGCAAAGTAGTTTTCATTAATAGAAATGCACTCGATACTAACCAGGATTAACGAAAGTATTTTTGTGAGCATTAACGGAACTGAAAAGAATTTTATAATTATATCGTTAAGAATAAAAAAGTCGATTAAATAAAAACCAATTACCGCAATTTCGTAAAGGAATAGTTTTGAAATAACCGCCGAAAGTTTACGCGACGTAATCGGTATTCCTAATTTTTTAGCTTTCCAAATTCCTGTAATGGTATCTAATAAAATCGCAAAACCAATCAAAAATAATATTCCCGAAATAGGCAAAAAGAACGCCCCTACAACCGCAAGTAATTTCATAAACGACAAGCGTATATTAGTGAGTAAAATAAATAATTGTATTTTCATTTTTTAAGGTAGTATTGTTCAACAAGTTGATGAGACAAAAAAGCGAATAAAGCAACCCCGCCAAATTTTAAAAACAAAGCGTCTGCAAAAAACATAGTAAACGCCGTTAAATAACTAAAGACAAAAAACAAAACCGATAACGCTCTTAAATGTTCCATTATCTAGTTGGCTTTAATAAAGTAACTCCCGAATAAGTTGTTGCATAAATTGAACCCCAACCAATTGTTATGTTGTAATTTTGTCCCCAACCAACTAAATTATTAACCGCTTCGCCCCAATAGTTATTTCTCATTTTTCAATTTAGTTAAATAGATTATTAATTTTTTTATATTTTTTTCTTTTGGTTTGTGCTTCTTTTTCATAGTCATTAAATATACCAACCTGTAAAATTGTTTTGAGTACTTGGGAACATATCAGCGTTTGAATTCGTGCTATATTCAGGGAACAAAGAATTGTTAAAATTTATGTAAGTTATAAAACGTTCCGTGTAATTTTGCGCAATCATTCGTTCTTTTTCAACTAAAAAATCTACTTCGTTTTTTTCTACGCTTGTTGCGTTTTCGCTTGTATGTTTGAACACTCCTTTATTTGCGATTGTATATGCCGAAAAAGGTAAGTACTCAACCATTGCCCAGTGAATAAGCATCGGTTTAACGTATGTATTAAGTAAATTTAAGTAGTCGGGCGCAATTGAAAACAATTGACTAATTTGAAGAATCGCGTCATTATTTCCGCCGTTAACCGTAACTTGGTCGCCAACATTGTAACCTGAACCCGCAGTGTTTGTAACGGAAGCCGTAACAATTGAACCACCCGAAAAACCGCAATTAACTTCCAATCCAGAACCAACGCTCGGCGGAATTGCCGTTGTAGTTAAACCCGCTCCCGAATAACCCGAACCGCCCGCAATTACTTGAACCGCAACGGGAACTTTTGTAACTAATTTTGTAACGTCTAATTGTAATTTTTCAAGTAAATTAGTTCCTAAGTAATTTTGTATATGAATATCTTGAGCGACTTTAATCCATTGAATAAAAGAATCCGTGTCTATATTTCCGTTAAGTGCGGTAAACTTAACTATGTCGTTTCGTGAAATTAATAATGCTTCAGCCATTGTTTATTTAGTTTTAGGTAAAAAACCCCGTGTTGGTGTGTCTATTGGTCTTGTTGCAACTAAACTTGGGTTCTTAATTACATATCCAAACTTTTCGGCTTTTGCTCCCGCTATCCTTTTTGCTTTTGGAGAATTTACGTCTATTCCTGAACCTGAAAAATTAACGTAAACTTGCTTGTTCCAACGATGATAACAATTAGCTCCGCCTTTATGCAACCAAATAGAATATAAATCAGTTCCGCGCGGACCTAAACCAGGGTTTACAACTTGCGTTTCCATTCTAATAATGTCTTCTTTTCTATATATCTTATTAGCCGAAATCATTTGTCTACAAAATGCCCGTCCGTTTTCCTTTTGTTCCCCAGCGTAAACGTAACGTGTTAT